TGTCAACATTTCAGTTAGACCCTAATCAAGTAGCTTTGGGCGTGGGCAGTATGGGCACTACCCAAGCAGCTACAGTAACAACCGCTAGCGTACAGATGACTGCTTTTGGCGCAAATACTACATTGATTCGCATTGCGTGCGCTCAAGGGCACTGTCACTTTGCAATTGGAACTAACCCAACAGCCTCACTTGCAGCAAGTCCATTAATTGGCATTAATCAATCAGAAATTATTGCTGTAACTCCAGGGCAAAAAATTGCTTTCATTAAAGATGCTACTATCACTACTTCCACAGTAACAGTTACGGAGTTAATATGAAAAAGATGACTAAAGCAGCTAAAAAAGTTGGTAAGGTAATGGGTGAGTATAAAGCTGGCTCTTTGCACTCTGGTAGCAAAACTGGCCCAATGGTTAAAAGTCGCAAGCAAGCAGTAGCTATTGCACTTTCTGAAGCTGGTATGGCTAAACCAAAAAAGAAGATGATGAAATGAAAAACGGACTCTATGCCAATATCAATGCCAAGGTTAAATGGTAGCCAAAGATAAAGTAATTTCTTTATAATAGGGGCAAAGGCTTCTTCCCATTGGGGATAGGCAAAAGCTGGCTCTGTTAAGTTTTACGGGGAAGCGAATGACCTATCTGGAATTAGTTAATGCAGTATTGATTCGGCTACGCGAGCCGACAGTATCAACTGTCGCTTTAAATTCCTATTCAAGTCTTATCGGCAAGTTTGTTAATGATGCCAAGCGTCAGGTTGAGGATGCCTACGATTGGAATGTCCTTGGCCAAGAAATAATACTCACCACCACTGCTGGCACGTATATCTATTCATTATTAGGTGCCGGTCAAAAATTCCGTGTATCTAGCGACCCATTAAATACTACAAGCAATGTCGTCATGCAGCAAATTGGCTCTGGCGATATGCGTCGAAAGCAAAACTTCACGCCTATTGTTAGTAATCCACCTACTCAGTATTGCTTTGAAGGTATTGACAATAATGGCGATGCTCAAATTCAGCTATATGGCCGTCCTGATGGCGTTTATAACATCAAGTTTTTCCTGACTATTCCGCAAGATATACTAACTACAGACAGCACTACCATATTGGTATCTGATACGTTGGTTGAGCAAAATGCGTACGCCAGAGCATTGGTTGAACGTGGTGAAGATGGCGGATTATCGTCATCTGAGGCATACAATCTATATCGCTCTATGCTGGCTGACTACATTGCTTTAGAAGCGACACGATTCCCTGACTCACAGGAGTTTATCTCGGTATGAGTCAGCAGCTTGAACGCTTCAGCGTATCTGCGCCAGGCTTTTATGGCCTGAATACGCAAGACTCGCCACTTGATTTAGCGTCTGGTTTTGCACTGACTGCGACTAATTGCGTGATCGATCAATATGGTCGAATTGGCGCTCGTAAAGGTTGGACAAGAGTAAATAGCGCTTCAGGCAATTTAGGTGCTAATGATGTCAGTGTTATCCATGAGTTAGTGCAGACTGATGGATCAGTAACTACTCTTTTTGCGGGAAACAATAAGTTATTCAAATTAAGTGGGGCAAGTGTAGTTGAATTGACGTATGGCGGCGGTGGTACAGCGCCAACTATTACGGCTAACAATTGGCATTGTGCATCGCTTAATGGGATAACGTATTTTTTCCAGTCTGGATATGACCCATTAATCTACGATCCAGCAGTTAGCACTACGACGTATAGACGGGTAAGCGAAAAAACTGGGTATACAGGTACAGTTCCGCAAGGAAATATCTGCATTTCAGCCTACGGTCGTTTATGGATCGCAAATACCGCAAGCAATAAAACGACGCTCACGTTTTCTGATTTGATTTCTGGCCACGTTTATACGGGCGGCACATCTGGCACGTTGAATGTGAATAACGTATGGGCTAATGGTGCTGATGAAATTACTGGCCTAGCAGCACATAATGGGTTCTTGTTTATCTTTGGTAAGCGACAGATTTTAGTTTACCAAGGGGCGACAGCACCTAGCACAATGTCGCTGTATGACACAGTGGTAGGTATTGGTACCCAATGGCGCGATTCGATTCAAAGCACTAATACCGACGTTGTATTTTTATCCAATAGCGGTGTGCGCTCAGTCTTACGAACCATACAAGAAAAGTCAGCGCCGTTTCGTGACTTGAGTAAGAATGTTCGTAATGATCTGATGCAGTTAGTTGCTGGTGAAACGCCAGCAAATATTAAAGCAGTCTATTCAGAAGTTGATGCGTTTTATTTGATAACGTTCCCAACAGCTAAACAAGTATACGCATTCGATACTCGAAGTGTAATGCAAGATGGATCGTCCAGAGTAACCACATGGACTAAGATTGAACCAACAGCATTATATGCGCTGCGCAATGGCGATCTGCTTCTTGGTAAGAACGGCTATGTTGGTAAATATAACGGGTATCTTGACTATACATCGACGTATCGACTGTCTTACTACACCAATCATGCTGATCTAGGCGATCAATCCATTACATCGATTCTTAAACGAATCTCGGCCGTGTTAATTGGTGGGAGCAATCAAGTTATTACTATTAAGTGGGGATATGATTTTAGCGAAAATTATCTATCGCAAAACATATCAATACCAACGCAAACTGTCGCTGAGTATGGCGTTGCTGAATATGGCTCTAATGGTTCACCACTAGCAGAATATTCCGGCGGTATTGTAGTTCAAACAGTAAATGCGCAATCTAGTGGGTCAGGAAAAATCGTTCAAACAGGTTATGAAGCAGAAATTAATGGTTTTGAATTGTCTATTCAAAAGATTGAAATTTTGGCCAAGCGTGGCCGTATAAGCTAAGGGGCAGTACATGTCTAACTACACCAAATCAACTGACTTTGCATCTAAAGACTCGTTAGCTTCAGGCAGTGCGGGCAAGATTGTAAAGGGTACAGAGATTGATACTGAGTTTAATAATATTGCTACTGCAATAGCTACTAAATCTGATTCAGCAAGTCCGACGTTTAGTGGAACTGCGACATTTAACGCTTTATCAACGGCTAATGCAACAATTACTGGCGGTTCAATCAGTGGAATTACCGACTTGGCCATTGCTGATGGTGGAACAGGTGCGTCAACAGCGACTAATGCTAGAGCAAATTTAGGCACTGTTGCGGATACTGCTGCTAATGGCATTGCGGCTAGAACAGCAGCCAATACATTGACAGCCAGAACAATTACTGCTGGAACTGGAATTACAGTAACAAACGGTGATGGAGTATCGGGAAATCCTACTATTGCTAATTCTGGAGTAACTAGTGTTAATGGTGGTTCTGGTGCGGTGACTGTTAATACACTTACGCCAAAAACAGTTGTGACTGCATCAGGTACGTCATTTGAGTTTACTACTATCCCATCGTGGGGAAAACGAATTACGATAGCAATTGCTGGTTTATCCACATCAGGGACTGGCGACATATTGGTTCAGTTAGGAACATCTAGCTCATATGAAACAACTAGTTATGTGGGTACTGTAGCTAGTGCTTCAGGAACAGCAGAAGCGTTCTCGACAGGTTTTAAGTTAGTAAATTCAAATGCTGCCGCTAATCTTTGGAGTGGAATTATTACTATCGTTAATCTCGATGGGAATGTATGGTCTGAGGCAGGATACTTAGGTCTTTCTTCTGGTGCAGGTACGCGAGGAAGTGGTGGGCATAAGTCTCTTGGAGCAGCGTTAACTAGACTACAATTTACTATTGACGGCACTCAAACATTTGATGCTGGCACCGTTAACATTCTCTATGATTAATCTACGAGTAATGGATAACGTTTTAATTAGAGGGGATTGATATGGCAGGAGGTCTATTTGATTTAGTTGGCTCGTATCTTCAGGGCGAGGCTACTAAAGACGCAGCTCAGGCGTCAGCCGATGCTCAAGTAAGGGCAGCTAAAATAGCTGCTGAGGCTTCTAGGTTTAGGCCTGTAGGGGTAACGACTAGATTCGGCCAAAGTAATTTTCAGTTTGACCCAAAAAAGGGTTACTTAACTGGTGCTGGGTACGAATTATCCCCTGAGCTACAAGCCTATCAAGATCGCTTGATGGCCCTTAGTGGCCAAGGATTAACGCAAGCTGAAGCAGCACAAGGTCAGTATGCTCCGCTAACTGGTGCAGCGTCTAATCTATTTAATCTAGGCCAGCAGTATCTTGCACAGTCTCCAGAACAAGTAGCGGCTCAGTATATGCAGCGCCAGCAAGACTTGTTAGCTCCTAGCCGTGAGCGTCAATATTCACAACTGCAAAACCAACTATTCCAAACTGGTCGTGGTGGTTTAGCTGTTGGTGCTACAGGTACGCGACCAGGCGGCGGCGCTGGCCTTGGCGCTAGTAATCCAGAATTGGAAGCGTACTACAACGCAATAGCGCAGCAAGACGCAGCGTTATCTGCTCAAGCACAACAAGCCGGTC